TAGTTGGCGTAAATTAATGTCACTGTTCAAATTTTACACCAGAGATTATGAAGGTGAAAGAGTAATTGACACCTTGCACTGGCGTGATAGTAAAAAAGATGATGATGGTGTTTGGATACCCAAGACTATCATAAATGAAGATCACTCACAAACAGCATTTGTAATAGGTAATGGCCCTAGCAGATTAAAATACAATCTCAATCTTTTGGATGGACAGCACGGAGGCGTCAGTGGCATAATGAGTGTTGGTCAAAGCTATGGCTGTAACATGCTATTCAAAGACTTTTCACCAACCTTTTTAATATGTAGCAACCAAGAAATATGTGATGAGATAGTCAAAACTGAATATTGTGAAGACAATATTGTGTACAGTACACGTAAATGCATTATTAAAAATCCAGGAAAGTTTCATTTATATCCACACTGGAAACAAATGTATGCTGGTCCTGCGGCAGTACGTCTAGCCTGTGCGGATGGACATAAGCGTGTTTTTATGATTGGATTTGATTTCTACCATGAAGCATCAACGCATTTGTATCCTGAAATGAAAAAAAGTTATAGACCCATCAGTACTCCAAAAGCTATCAATCCGCCGTTGATAAATCAGTTAAGATCTATTTTTGAAACTTATGAGGATGTAGAGTTTTACCATGTGCAGCCCGAACGTGCAAACTTTGTTGAACATGTAATAGATGAATGGAACTGGTGGCATAATGTAAAAACTATAGGTATGTTACAATTTATTAATCTAGCACAACTAGGCGCTGTCCACAAATAGTTCACTTACAGTTTTAAGTTTTAAATAAATTTCTTGTGCATTCAATGTGCTAAAAACACCTGGGTGCAATGGTTTAGGTAAAGTCTGTGTATCAGTCCATGCATAACCCTTATGTTCTGAATTCAATTTGGGTATAAATTCTTCTTCTACTACTATTACATATGTATGATACTCAAATTTTTTATTAGTATTAGTAAATTTATCTAATGGTATTACTTTGATATGTTCAGGAATTGATCCTATTTCTTCTGTTATTTCTCTAAATAATGCCTCAACAATAGTTTCATTAGACTCTACACGACCTCCAACAAAAGCCCACGTATTTTCGTATCTATCACCAGCTCTTAATAGAAATAATATTCTGCCTGTTTTTTTACTGAAGAATATTGCACCAACACTTGAATTTAAGTTATATAACAAGTTGCCAGTCGCCGGCCGTGTACTCACCTTCATAACTCTTTACCCATGCTGAACCGTTCCACTTGTACTGTATACCGGTATTATTGTTTATCATATAGTGTACACTTTGTTCTTTACTACTGTCAAATGCTATTTTCCAACCCGTACCGTCATACTCTATAATATCATTAGCGCCGGCAATAAAATCATTCCCGCTGCCATCCTGCCAAGCAGTGGGACCTACTTGATTAGTTGAACTGCCTATAGGTTTGAGGATCAAATATCTTTGGCCTACTACTGCTGTAGGTAATCCGGCGCCAGGTGCAACTCTTAAGGGATTAATAATTTTAATAACAGGAGTTATGTCATTTGTTGGAACTGTGTCAGAATCTACAGTGAACAATAATTTAGTATCATCAGTGGGGTGATATGCCACTGTGCCTACTACTTCCCCTGTCCCTACTTCCAATCTTACTTGACTGATGCCAGGCTGAAGATCTCCATATTGATTAATGAGTGCCTTCCAATTACTCGGATTTCCTATTTTTTCAGGAGGATCGTTTTCTATATCTGGGTCAACTTTATTTGTTACAGTTTGATCTCTCTCAATTATTGTAATCTGATTACCCAATACAAGAATACCATAGTTCATAGGTGTAAATTTCATACGCTCCCCTAGAAGTGTGCCTCTATCTATAATACCATCATCAATACTTCCTGATTCATCAAAAATAGTTGCTACTATCTTTTGTACAACGCCCAATTTCTTAACCTTGGCTGGGGCAGAGATCCAAATAGGTACACTAAAAGTAAATGTTGCAACATCAATCTGCTCTTCAGTACCCACAGGAATAGATCTATTTGACCAAGTTGTATTTGTAAGTTCAATATAACTTAAACTTCCCCAGTCTAAATAATTATCAGTACTCTGTATTTCTAGGGTTGGGTTAAAAAGAACACAAATTTGTTCCCACAGTTGAAGTTTTTGTGTCGTATTGCTAGTCCAAATATCCACATTCATTGTTAGATTATAAGGAACTGGCATTAGTCTCTCAACTGTAAAAGCATTGCCCTGTTGGTTTGTGTATTCACCAGTGTCCTTATTAAACTTGCGCATTCTAATATTTCTTTTTTCTAAAAAAGTTGGTTCTTGCAAGCGATCTCTTGCATAATCAAGAGTGTTAACATAACAACTAATCATAGGTACAGGCAATGCTTTGTTTTCGCTATTATCACGTATAATATTTGAGACCATTCTAGAAGCATCACCGTACTTTATAGGCACAGTAAGGAGTGTAGTATTGCCGTTCCTGTCCTTGCCATATTCAATCTGGAAGTTGCTAAAGGCTCGTATGAACTGGACTATAAAACGTCTTATCTGATTATCATAAAAAAATTGTTGGGCCATTAGATATCTTCCTGAGCCTCAAGTGCTTTACTTAGGGCTTGTCTTTGACTAACAACCACATTATCGTCCGTTGTAGTTGTTTTTGTATTGTTTATGAATCCATCTCTTAGTGTATTGCCAGTTCCTGGTGTAAGCTTACTACGTTGATCGTCTTCTATCTTGACCCAACGTGCACCATTGAACCTGAACAATCTGTTTGGAAGGAAGTCTAATCTTAATACATAATCACCTTCAATTGCGTTAGTTGGGAAGGCAGTTACAGCACTTACTGGTAAACCGTTAGGTGCTAATCCGTCCCCTACTAGATAACCAGAATAGGTTTCAGTATTAACAGGGGATATGCGTGTGTTGTCAGCTGTAACTAATGCACTGTCGCTAGTTATAGCCAATTCATCAGCAGTATGTCCCTTAGGATCAAGTGGCTGTCCTACTGAATCAACAGGAGCGACATAATATTTACTAGTATCGTAGCCGCTTTCAGGTACTTCACGCTCAGCCTCAGCAACTATCTCATTACTAATCTGTAATTCTTTTTGGTATGTACTTAAAAGGTCTTTTAGTGTGGCTCCTGTGCTTTCCCCAGTGCTGCTATCAATCTCAATTTTATTAAGTATATCACTATACTCTTGACTATCTACTAATGGTGTGCATTTAATACGCCATAAGTGAGGCCACCAGGTAGGCGAATATCCTTCACTAGGGCGTGTGCCTTCTTGAACTACGTAATACCTTTTAAGAGCTAGCTCTAAACTTGTATCCAGTCCATTGTGGTCTGCAAGATGTGGCAACTCTAGTACATCTCCGCTCATTAACTTCCTACCAAGGGCGTTAATCATATTGTTATAATGGAATGTGATAAAGATTGTATCATTTTGTAAGAATAGCCCAAATTGACTTAGATCAAAATCTGTGTCTGCTACATTATAAATGCCTCTTAAATTGTATACGTCCTCGTCATATTTACGATCTCTATTTTCTAAGAATAACAGGTCCTGTATCTGAGAGACACTAGTTTCTGCTCCAGCTGTTTGTGGAATAATTCCTAAGTATTTGTGTATGTTTACACCAGTGCCACCAACAGTATACATCTCGTGGATACGTTTATCCATAAACGAGAAGTCGTTTGAGTGAGCACCATTTTGCCATAGACTGAGACGGGGCATTCCAAAATCCTTATATCCAGTATTTATAGGATTTTGCACACCTATATACAATGAAATAAATATCATAATGCATTTAATAACATTTGGTGATAGCTGGACTTATGGTAGTGGAATTAAGTATGTTCCCGGTATGAGTCACAAGGAATATGATGATATATTTTTGGACAATGACGGGGCAATTTGGCGTACATTATTAAGTGAAAAATTGGATTGTGGCCATACTAATTTTGCATATTCAGGTAGTAGTAATCAAGCGCAATTTAGATTGTTGCGAGAATTTTTCAATGAAAATCAGCACAAACAACATTCTGATTTAGTCATTTTTTTTGGCATAACATCTGTATATAGAACACAGATATGGGATAACTCATTAGGTAGGCTGAACGATTTCTTGTTTACAGGCCCCAAAGATAAAAGGGCAACACAACGTATCAAAAAAATATGGTTAAAAAACACGTTCAACTATTTTTGGGAAAGCCACGAACTAAAAAATAACATACTTCATTGGAATATACTTTTTGATTACTTGGGTGTTAAGATTTATTGGTTCGATACCTTCAACCATATACCATATTATGGTTATACTATTTCAGAATTACTGGCTGAAGATAGATATAATCGCTATAAAGGTTCTGAATGGCCGCCTTATCATTATATAACTGATTTATATTTAAATGGTATACGTCCTGAAATCCTACAAGAAATGTCTGATTTATTGGGTATAGATTTTCTAAATATGGTTATAGAAAACTTTATAGATTTTAAACAAAATGGGCGTGATCAACTAACACTGTTGACCAGACTGAATCAGATTGAATTTTTCCAAGATAATTCTCACCTTAGTGATTTCACTAGACACGACGGCCCATTGTTAACGCCTTTAGTAGATAAAGGTCTTTTGAATCCTTATTCTTATCACCCTACTGCTACTGCACATAATCAGATAGCCGAATATTATTATAAAATGTTAAGATTTAGAAGCAAATAAAAGGGTTATATCACTTAGTGAAAATAGCAGCAAGGGCATGAAATGTGATAAATCTCAAAAGGAATTATTCGAAGACTACTTCTCATCCTATTAGAAAGCTGAGTGGATCGGAACCATCAACATAGTTTTTAAGTTCTTCATCAAGTGTAGTCATTTCGTTTTGGGCTTCTGCTTTAAGAGTATCTCCATTTAGAGATGTGCCGCCCTGTGGGCCTGCAATAGTAGCAAATTTACTACGGGCTTCTCCCAGTGTGTATTTCCCTAGAGCTAACGCATAGTCTTGGATCCACGGTTGAGCATGCCTATCCTGTAGTAATGTAATATCAGGACGGACATTGTAACACCAAAGAATTACCTGTTCGCCAGATGCATTAAACTTGCGTAAAAGTGTAACCGTTTTACTTACCGGATTCCATTCAAAATTAACATAGCCTCCAAAAAGTCTAGCACTTAGTTCCTGATATTGGTAATACATTTCATAGGTAGCAAGCCCGCCTATTCTGCCTGCTTGTAACAAGTAGGTATTAACAAATGCTGCTTCAAAGGGTTCAAATTGTGTACCAGTGTCACTGGATCCGCTGCCCACACTGCGACGGAATACCTGTCTTACTTCTTCTATTTCGTTGGGCAGAACATAAGATTGTTGGTTCTCAACAATGCTGAGAAACACATAACTACTTTCAACACTATTGCCTGCTCTCTGGCGGTAACGACGCAGAGCTTGACTTATGCACATATCATAGTGCGCTGGATCTAACTCCACGTCAATCATATCTCCACCTAAACGAAGATATATGTAGTCCTGTATGTCTTTTCTGAGAGTAGTTACATCAACTGCCATAGTGTGGATCCTTTGCTAGTGTATTTATATGAATCTACACTATGGCATATTGGTTATACAGCCTTAAGAATCACCGTGTCTGCGTTAAGACGGCCGCCCATCTTGGTTGCTACAGTGTTGATGTCATCAAGGAACTTACGCAGGGCAACCTTACCAGCACCGTTAAACTCCTTGAGCTTCTCCTCGGGCTTACGGAGTGTTTTTTGCACACTAGAATGCTCACTATAGTAAAGTAGCGTAG